GCATGTGATGGCGTTTCATGAAGTCCGGTTTCCGGACAATATCAGCCGGGGCGCACGCGGCGGGCCGGAACGCCGCACGCAGATCGTCGAACTGGCCTCGGGCGATGAAGAACGCAACGCCAGCTGGGCCAATTCGCGCCGCCGCTATGACGTAGCCTATGGCATCCGCCGCGGAGATGATCTGGCGGCAGTGGTTGCCTTTTTCGAGGCCCGCAACGGGCGGCTGCATGGCTTCCGCTTCAAGGACTGGGGCGATTTCAAATCCTGTCTGCCCTCGGGTACGCCATCGCACAGTGACCAGGTGATTGGCACTGGCGACGGCAGCACAACCGGGTTCCAGCTGGCGAAGAACTATGTCTCCGGTGCGCAGACATGGACGCGAGCAATCACCAAACCGGTCGCGGGCAGTCTCCGCATCGGGTTCGACGGCACCGAACTGGTCAGCGGCTGGTCCGTCGACACAACGACGGGTGGCGTGACCTTCATCTCTGCGCCTGGGACCGGCGCCACCGTCTCCGCAGGCTTCGAGTTCGACGTGCCCGTGCGCTTCGACACGGACGTGCTCGATGTGACGCACGACCTCGAGCGCCTGGGCTCGATCACGTCCATCCCGCTGCTGGAGATCCGACGATGAACGACACCGGCAGCTTCATGGCGGCGGTCCTGCGGGAACTTGCGGCCTCGACCGCCGTGATCCTCGCTGCCTGGGGCGCGCTTGGCGGCGCGACCAATGCGCTGACCACAAAGATGCGGCTGCGCGATGCTCTCCGGCACATCCTGCTGGGCGGGCTGATCGCCGCCGGGATGGGCAGCCTCTCCATGGCGCTGGTGACCAGCTGGCTGGATCTGCCGCCCGAGGCCATCCCGGCCGGGGGCGCCGCAGGATCCGCCGCCTATCTCGTCGGCGTCTTTGGCCCGGCCTTCATTGAAGTCATCCTCGCGCGGCTGCGCGCCGCGACAGGAGGCAACGGCGATGGGGGCAACAATGAGTGAGCTCCTCCGCCTTGCGCGGTTCCTCCGCTGCGTGCCTGTCGACGCCCGGCAGACCTTCATTCACCGCCTGCGCATCGGCCTGGCCGTCGCAGCGCTGATCCTGATCCTTTCTCAACTGGGATAAATCCATGCAGATGACAGACCGGGGCCTGCTGGCCCTCACCCGGCACGAGGGTATCGTGCCGGGACCCTACCTTGATGTCGTAAACGTCTGGACCTTCGGCGTCGGCCATACGGCTGCGGCCGGTCCCCCCGATCCGGCCAAGATGCCCCGTGGCATGCCAGCAGACCTTGAAGCCGGACTCCGCGAGGCGTTCCAGATCTTCCGCGCGGATCTGGCACGTTACGAGGCTGACGTCCGGCGCGCGGTGAAGGTGCCCCTCGCCCCGCATGAGTTCGATGCGCTGGTCTCGTTTCACTACAATACCGGCGGCATCGCCCGTGCCATGCTGACGCAGCATCTGAATGCGGGCAACCGGGCTGCGACAGCCAGCGCCTTCCTGAACTGGCGCAAGCCCGCCGCGATCATCCCGCGCAGGGAAGCCGAACGCGACCTCTTCCGGGATGGCCGCTATCCGGCTGGGTCGATCCCGATCTGACAGAGTGACCGAAGTGTCCAGCC